CGCACAACAGCGCGCATACGTCATCGCAGACAATAAACTCGCACTCAACGCAGGGTGGGACTTGGACTTGCTTAAGGTCGAAATGACCGGGCTATCCGATGAGGGGTTTGATTTGTCCCTGCTTGGCTTTGGCGATGATGAAATGGCAACGCTGCTGGCTGATAAGACCGAAGGGCTGACCGACGAAGACGCAGTGCCGGACGTTCCAGACGACCCAGTGACTAAGCCCGGCGACGTTTGGCTGCTGGGCGATCACCGGCTGATGTGTGGGGACTCGACCAGCATTGATGCTCTAGAAGCGTTGTGTGGCGAACACCGTGCCGATATGTGGCTAACAGACCCACCATATAACGTGGCGTATGAGGGGAAGACAAAAGACGCCTTGAAAATACAAAACGACGAAATGGGTGATGACCAATTCAGGCAGTTTTTGCGCGATTCATACTCTGCCGCAGACGCTGTTATGAAATCTGGGGCGGTTTTCTATATCTGGCACGCTGATTCAGAAGGCTACAACTTCCGGGGTGCGGCGCACGATATTGGCTGGCAGATACGCCAGTGTTTGATTTGGAAGAAGCAAACGATGGTCATGGGGCGGCAGGATTACCATTGGAAGCATGAACCTTGCTTGTATGGATGGAAGGATGGCGCGGGGCATCTTTGGGCGACCGACGGACGGGTCACAATATTGGAATTTGACCGACCGTCTCGAAGCAAAGAGCATCCGACGATGAAGCCGGTCGGATTGTTTGAATACCAAATGCTGAACAACACCAAGGGCGGCGATTTAATTTTAGACAGCTTCGGCGGCTCCGGCACCACAATGATCGCCGCAGAAAAGAACGGTCGCCATTCCCGGTTAATGGAACTCGACCCGCGTTACTGCGATGTCATCGTAAAACGCTGGCAGGACTTCACCGGAGAGCAAGCAACACTAGAGGGTAGCGGCGAGAAATTCCCGACTATAAAAGAAAATGCCAGCTAAACGGGTGACAAAACCATCGTTTAAGCCGACCGACGACGAGCGCAGGATGGTCGAGCAGATGAGCGCCGTTGGCATCCCGCAGGATTCGATTGCCCGCGTTCTGCGCGACGGCATTGACGAGAAGACGCTACGTAAGCACTTCCGCCAGGAACTTGACACGGCGGCGACCAAGGCGAACGCCAAGGTGGCCGGAACGCTTTACAACAAGGCGCTGTCTGGCGACACGACTGCGGCCATCTGGTGGAGCAAGACCCGCATGGGCTGGAAGGAAACCAGCGTGCAAGAGCATCAAGGCAAGGACGGCACTCCGCTTGTCCTGTGGGGTGGCAATGCAAAAGAGTAAGCCAGCCTATATTGTGGGGCGCGCGTCGGATGTGTTCGACGATTTCATGCAACCATCGCGCTACAAGGCACTATTCGGCGGCAGGGGGTGTGTCCACGCTGATACGCTAATTGACACGCCTTCTGGCCCCGTGCCTATCAGTGATTTCAATGGCGGGCCTGTTTACACGGAAAGGAACGGCCAGATTGGCATAACCTACGCCACGCGCCCGAAAGAGTATTTCGAGGTAGACTTGTACGAAGTCACGTTTAGCGACGGGCGCAGGGTTGTTTGCACCGATCGGCACAAGTTCAAAACTGCGCGGGGATGGGCTACCTTGGCTGACCTAACCACGAGCGACGTTTTTTGCGCCGTGCCGCGTCAAGGGCTTTCATTCCGTCTTCGGTCCAGTTTGGACACTTCCCTGCAAGGGTTACTCGCAGGTGTTCGGCGTTCGACGGAAAAACTCGCAGGTTTTCTAGGCTATTGTTCTGACGGTTGCCGTCAATATGGTCAACCACTTCCTTCCTTGTCAGGTATCGCCCGAGGTGGGCTTCCATCACAAGGCGATGTTCAGCTACATAGCCGCCGTGCTTTGATTTGTTTGGGTGGTCGGGAGAGCGGGCATAGTTGTAACCATTCACCGCCTTCACGCCCCCTTGCCAGTCGTGCCGCTGTTCGCGCTTCGGCGGATGTATGTTGTGAAGGCGCGGGAAGTCATAGCGACGGAAAATCTTCTGTACTGCCTTTGGCGTCTTGCCGACAATCTCTGCTATTTCCTTTGAGAACATACCTTGCGCGGCTAATTCGCAAACAGTCAGAACTAGGTCTGGCGCTCGGCATGTTGAAACATCAGGCGAGAAGCCTTCAAAGGCTTTCGCGCAAGCATTGGCGTGTTGTGTTCGGTAATCCATATCAAGGGCTTTCTGTGGGGGGTGGTGAGATACCAACTACAGTAAGATTGAGACAGGTTATCAAGCACAGCCGCCAAACGTTCTGGGATGTGCATGTGCCAGAAACAAACTGCTATTTTGCTCATGGTGTGCTGCATCACAATTCGGCCAAGTCGCACTTCTTTGCAGAGGCTATGATTGCCAACGCGGCTGAAAACAGCGGGTTCCGTGCGGCCTGTATCCGTGAGGTCCAGAAGACCTTGAAGGAATCGGCTAAGCGGCTGCTGGAAGACAAGATAGCCGAAATGGGCTATTCGGACAGGTTCCGCATCCTGAATGACCAGATTATATGCCCCGGCAACGGTGTGATTATCTTCCAGGGTATGCAAGACCACACCGCCGAATCTATAAAAAGTCTCGAAGGATTTCAGATTGCGTGGGTTGAGGAATCACAAACATTATCCTCTCGCTCCCTTGAGTTACTTCGACCCACGATCCGCGCGGCCGGCTCTGAATTGTGGTTCTCATGGAACCCGCGCAACAGGGCTGACGCTGTTGATGCGTTCTTCCGGGGACCGATGCCGCCAGAAGACGCCATCATTCGAGAGATCAACTTCACCGATAACAAGCTGTTTCCCGCCGAACTGGAAGCCGACAGGCTGCACGACCATAAGGCCAACCCGGATCGTTACGCCCATATATGGCTTGGGGACTACGAGCCCGAGGCGTTGGGTGCCATCTGGACGCGACAGGTCATTGAGGCCAACAGGGTTGTTGAACCGCCAGCTATCGAACGCATCCTGGTGGGCATTGACCCCGCCGTTACCGACACAGCCGTATCTGATGAACATGGTGTGTCTGTCTGTGCGCTTGGTTCGGACGGTCACGGCTATGTGCTGGAAGACGCCAGTCTCAAAGGCGGGCCGGTCCAATGGGCGCAGCGGGCGCTGGCGATGTACGACAAGTATGAGGCAGACGCCATCGTTGTAGAGATTAATCAGGGCGGCGATATGGTTAAGCACACCATTGAGAGCCAGGGCCGGGGCGCACGGATCATTGAGGTTCGCGCCACACGCGGCAAGCATGTTCGCGCCGAGCCAATTTCTGCGCTATACTCCACCAATCGCATTCACCACGTTGGATCAATGCCAGAAATGGAAGATCAGTTGTGCAAGTTCACCTCGTCTGGCTATGAGGGGTCCGACAGCCCAGACAGGGCCGAAGCAATGATATGGTGCATGACCGAACTATTCCCCGGAATTACGCGGGTGAAGTCCAAGGAAGAAACATTTACGCACGTTGGGGGCGGTTCAGCATGGATGGGATGACCGAAGACAAGCGCCGCCTACGAATGGCCCGCTTTGCAATGCACAAGAACGCGGTACACAAATACGCCCGCCGCATGGCCCTTGAGGACATGAGCGAAGACGAAGCGCGGATGCACTATGCCGAAACGATGAAGAACTACGACCAGATCATCGAACTTGCGGCAGATGACCCATTGAGGCTTGACGCCGCCGAGGAAGATATGGCAGCGGGTTTCGCATTGCCGCAGGACATTGGATAGTCTATAAATAGTCCGATTAAGCCCGCCGTGAGGCGCGCACCCCATTGATGGATGAATACATGGCAAAGCGCGGCACCGAAGATGACCTGATGAAGGACGCGCTTGACCGCTTCCAGGAGAGCCAAGAGGCGTCAGACTTCAATCGGGAGAACTACTACGAAGACGTGAAATTCGCGCGCTTGGCAGATCAGTGGCCCGACAAGGTCAGAGCGCAGCGTGAGCAGGAAGGCCGCCCGGCTCTGGTTATCAACCGTTTGCCGTCCCTTATCCGCTCTGTTGTGAACGAAGCCCGCCAAGGCCGACCGGCCATCAAGGTTTCCCCTGTTGACAGCAACGCCGACGAAGACACCGCAGAGGTAATCAGCGGCCTTATCAAGAACATCGAACGTCAGTCCGTAGCCAGCGTGGCTTATGACACCGCGATTGACCATGCCGTGACAGGCGGGTTCGGGTTCTTCCGGATTGATATTGACTATGCCCACGACGAGACATTCGAGTTAGAGGCGCGCATCAAGCGCATTGCCAACCCGCTGTCTGTTCACTGGGACACGTCCAGCACCTCGTTTGATGCGTCGGATTGGGAGTTTGCCTTTATTAGCGACATGTTGAGCAAGGACGAGTTCAAGGCGCGCTACCCAGAAGCCTCGCTTGTTCCGTTCGATGGCGACAGCCGCGACGAGAACAGCGAACTATGGATGCACGAAGACCAGATTCGCGTGGCCGAATGGTTCCAGCGTGTGAAGAAAGAAACCAATCTTCTTGAGGTTAGCTTCCCCAACGCGCAGACAGGTGAACCCGAGTTGCGCGCCATCCGTGAAGAAAGCCTGCCCAACATGGCGCGGCAATTCTTCGGCGCTGGCGAAATGGACATTGATGGGCTGAAGGACACGGACTTGGTTGAGGGCTTTATGGCTGTGTCCGGTGTTCAGGTTCTCCGTGAGCGCATGGTTGATGGCTATGATGTAAAGCGCCGGATTATCGACGGCGTTGAGGTTCTGGAAGAAGAAGATTGGCCGGGCCAGCGCATTCCTGTCTGCCCGGTTTGGGGTGATGAAGTCTATATCGACGGGCGGCGTCACTTCCGCAGCCTGATTCGCGATGCCAAAGACCCGCAGATGATGTTCAACTTCTGGCGTTCAGCGACGACCGAACTTGTGGCACTCGCGCCGAAGGCTCCGTGGGTTGGTCCGAAGGGCTTTGTCCCCAAGGGGCAAGAGGGCAAGTGGGCAAGCGCGAACGCACGCAGCCACGCATTCCTTGAGTATGACGGTTCCACGCCACCGCAGCGCCAGGCGTTCGCAGGCGTTCCGTCCGGGGCGATAAATGAAGCCACGATGGCCGCAAACGACCTGAGCGACATTACAGGCATTTACCCGTCAGCCATTGGCGCACGGTCGAACGAAACCAGCGGCAAGGCCATCATGGCGCGAGAACGTCAGGGCGACGTGTCGAACTTCCATTTCATCGACAACCTCAACCGCGCCATCACATACGCGGGCAAGATTCTGGTGGAGATTATGCCAGCCGTTTACAGCCCGAAAGAAGCCATCCGCATCTTGGGTGAAGACGACGCGGCGAAGATTGTCCAACTGACGATGGAGGACGGCGGCAGTAACCAGGCGGGACTGAACGGGCAGAAGCGGCTTTATAACCTGACTGTCGGCAAGTACGATGTGGACGTGAGGACCGGGCCATCCTTTGCCACGCAGCGCGAGGAAACCCGCGAGACGCTAATTGAGATCATGCGACAGGTTCCAGACGCGGCGGCGTTCGTTGGCGACGTTCTGCTTGACCACATGGACTTTGTTGGTGCCGACAAGGTTGCCAAGCGCCTCAAGTCCCTGTTGCCACCAGAGGTTCGCCAAGCCGAAGACGCAGAGGAAAACAGCGACAACCCAGAAATGGCGGCGATGCAGCAGCAGTTGCAGGCCAAAGACCAGCAGATGCAACAGGCACAGCAAGCGGTAATGGCTGAGATTGAGAAGCTGCAGGCCGAGAACGAGGCTATCAAGCAGTCTAAACAGGCTGACATGATGAAGGCGCAAGCCGATACGCAAGCCAAGATGCGTGAACTTGACTTGAAAGAACGCGAACTGGTGTTGAAAGAGAACGAGGCCCAGAAGCCCGCCGACAACCTTAGGATTGCGGCAGACGTTGAAATGCAGCGCGAGCGCATGGCGTTCGATGCCGAACAGGCTGAGAAGGACCGCGAACTGGAAATCATCAAGCTGGTCATGGCGAAAGAAGGCGACGGCATGGACGCGGACAGCGCACGGGACGAAGCAGAACGCGAGGCGAGTCAGATATTCTTCCAGCGTGACGAAATGGGCAACATTATCAGCGCGACCAAGATGGACGTGGAAGGCGAAATCCAGTAATGCCAATGAATGACATGCTAGGCGGTGCGCCCAAGGGGCGTGGACGCGGCACGTCTACCAACGGTGCGTCAATGGTGGACTTCATCAAGCGCGCCTGGAACAGCAACCCGCTGGAATCTGCGCGGACATACCTGAACAACCCGGACCCCGAGGGATACCAGCGCGCCAACGTGCTGCCCTATGCGACGAATGCGGACGGCGGTACAGAGTGGGCAGTCCCGTCGATGGGCCGCGACATTATGCGTGAGGGATTGGCTGGCCTTGAGGCTCCCAAGCGTGTGTTTGATGGCGAAGTTACCCCGGAGCAGGGCGCGTTTGATACGGCGCTTGCCACGATGGGCGCGGGCCTTGTTGGCGGTCGATATGTGCCGAAGGGCGCACTAACCGCGAACGTCTGGCAGGGCGGGCCGCACAAATATGGGCCGGAAGGTGCCGCGAAGTCTCTGGATCACATTGGCAAGGGCGAAGGCGCACAGGCTTACGGGTGGGGCCGGTATGATGCGGGAAGCGAGGCCGTGGCGAAGGAATATCAGGCAAGAGTCCCGGCACAGGACACCAAAAGAACATTTTTAGACGCACTGCCGGAAGATGCTGGTATTGAGGATGTGGCGGGCCTTCTCGGGAGAGGGCATTTCTCTGAAAGTCAGGAGACAGTTATCCGCGCACTCGCTGCCGATGACTGGCTTGGGTTTGACTATCCGTCACAGGCAATTTCTGCCGCGTATTCAAAAAACCTCGATAATTGGGACCCGTCGCCTGCGCTCCGGCAAGCGGTTGACAGCAGCGGCAGCCTCTATAAGCACGATCTCCCCGACGAAGACATAGCGCGGTATCTGGACTGGGATAAGCCGCTGAGTGAGCAGCCGGAGAGTGTGCGGGCGGCTTTGGCCGGTGGGCCTCTCAACGATGACATCAGAAAGTGGAACATAGAAAGCCCCGAGGGGGATTTAGCGTACCAGAAATATAAAGGGTTTTCTACTGAAGCAGAGGCGCGGTCGGCGGTTGGTGATTTTGAGGTCCGAGGGGGGCCGGGGTGGTCTGTCGTGCCAGAAGACGGGACGGGGGAAAACTTGATGCAGGCATTAATACAGAAGCACGGAGAGCAAGCAGCCTCCGAAGCCCTTGGCGAAGCTGGCATCCCCGGCCTGCAATACTATGACGGGATGAGCCGGAACGCTGGCGAAGGAACCCGCAACTACGTCACATGGGACCAAGGCGTGCTTGACCGCATGAAGCTGCTTGAGCGCAAC